CAGAACCCTAACTACGAAGCCGCATACCATAATGGTGAAAGCGGGGTAGTTCAATTTTTAATCAACCAAGTACAGCAAGCTGAAGTACGATAAAATTACCGTGGAGGTAATATGTTAGATAATACAGAACAGGCCGCAGAAACTAAACCTGGCGATACCCTACTAGATGCCGCAACTCCAACACTTGGAGAAGGTGAGTATTTTTTAACAGAAAATGTCAAAGGCTCAGGCGATACTCCAGAGTGGTATAAAGCAGACAAATACAAATCTGTTGCCGAGCAAGCAAAGGCATACACAGAACTGGAAAAGAAGTTTGGCGGATTTACTGGCGCACCCAAAGATGGCTACACAGGGCCAGAAGGTATTGAAAGTAACGATGCGCTACTGCAAGAATTAACTGAATTTGCATCAAAGACTAACATGAGTCAAGAAGCATTTGGTGAAGCCTGGGAATTACTTAGCGCGCAAAACGGTGCCGCAGAAGCTGTAAGCCGTGAACAGGAAATTGCAAAGCTTGGTGATAATGCTGGTGAACGGATCAAGCAAGTAGAAGGCTTTTTAAAGAACAACCTAGACTCCGATGATTATGAAAAAGTAATGGATTTAGTTACTGACGCAAAATCTATTGAGCTTGTTGAGGCCTTAGTTAGAGCAACATCTCCAGTCAAGCTACCTATTGATGGCGGGGAAAGTCCTACTGGCATGACTTGGGCAGACATTGAAACAGAGATGTTTAAAAAGTCAGAGAGTGGGCAGCTACTTCGCAGTGTTGATATGAACCATGAGAAGAAAATACAAAAAATGATGCAAGACTTTGGCGGCAATAAACCGCACATTAGAACTTTTGGTTGATTTATATGGGGTGAAAGGTGTATAATCGAGACACTGGACACCCCTTTCTTTTAAGGCCCAGTAAATTTAGGTTGAATGCTGACCAAGTTTACTCGGGTACTCAGCTAAAACCTTGAAAAACTATTTTTAATATTACTCTTTTTCGAGGAAATTCTTATGAGTAACGTACTATCATCCGTGGCAGTCACGGAATTTGACTCAATGGTCAAACACGCCTATCAAGGCACTGGTCTATTGAAGTCTGCTGTAACCGTTCGTAATAACGTAGTTGGCGACACCTACAAGTTCCGTAAAATGGGCAAAGGCCTAGCCAATCAAAAAGCCACTTCTGCTGAAGTAGTTGCAATGAACGTTGGTCACGAGTTTAGCGTAGCTACTCTTGGCAACTGGAATGCTCCAGAGTTCACTGACATCTTTGACGCTCAAGAAGTAAACTTTGACGAGAAGCAAGAGCTGGCTAGCACTATTGCAAATGCCCTTGGTCGTCGATCCGATCAGCTCGTTATTGACGCAATGGACGATGCTGGCGCTTATGCTGCTACTGTTGGCACTGGTGTTGGCGGAACTGCATCTAACCTGAACATGGCTAAGATTATCAAAGCCCAAGTCTCTCTTCGCGCTAAAGGCGTGCCCAACTCTGAGCTGTATGCTGCTATTAACGCATTAGGTTTGGGTGGTTTGCTGAACGACGAGAAAATCACTAACGCTGATTACCAGAACGTAAAAGCTCTTGTAAACGGTGAAGTTGATACTCTTGCTGGCTTTAAGTTTATTGTTCTTGAAGATCGTGCAGAAGGTGGTTTGACTGTTGCTACTAACGTAGTGGATTCTTACTTCTTCGCCCGTCCTGCTGTTGGCCTGGCCATCGGTATTGACATGAAGACTGACATTGATTGGGTTCCTGAGCGCACTTCTTGGTTGTGTAACGGTATGTTGAAGGCTGGCGCGGTTGCTCGTGACACTGACGGCATCGTTAAGGTTCAATACACTCAGACCGCTTAATGTCGTATTTTTGTAACTGAATGGGGGTTTCGGCCCCCTTTCTTTTAACTTTAAAAGGCTCCCTATGGCTAGTAAGATTCAGCTAATCTCTAATGCGTTAATTTTAATTGGCGATTTGCCTGTAACATCTTTAGACGGCAATGAGCGACCTAAAGTTGTAGCTAGAAACTTATACGATAACATTGTACAAAACGAATTAACCAAATACCGATGGGGCTTTGCTCGCAGAAAAGCGCAGCTAAACCTAACAACTGAAGTGCCTGTAGGTACAGAGTGGCAATCAATTTATCAATTGCCTGCTGACTTGCTGGTATTGGTTAAAATAAACCCTGGCATTAACTACCAGATTCTTGGTGACAAAGTTTATTGCAACTCCCAGGGCGCATTGTTTTGCGATTATATCGCTAATATCCCTGAGCATGAATGGCCCGTGTACTTCTGCAAAATGATCGAGTACGCTTTAGGCATGGACTTTGCTCCCTCTGTTCGCGACAGCGCAATCTCAATGGAATTACTTTCTAACCAATATGTGAATGCTTCTAGAATGGCTAGGCTTACAGATTCCCAACAACACCCTCAGACACCTATTCAAGATAGACCGTTTATTAACGTAAGATACTAATTTAAGTCCAGACTATTTAAAGGAAGATTATGGCTAAGTCGCAATTTTTACAGAGTAGTTTTGCCAGTGGTGAACTATCTCCTTTAATACTTGGGCGAACCGATCTAGATCAGTATTACAAAGGCGGCCAAAAGGTAGAGAATGTTGTTATTGTTCCGCAGGGTGGAATAAAACGCCGTCCTGGGACAAAAAGAATTGAAGAGGTTTTGCCTACCGTATTAACGCCATTAACTTACATTCCCCCAACAATGGTAAAGGGCGGTACTGCTGCTAACATTTACGATAGCGATGACACTACCTTTGGCATTACAAGCTCTACATTTGACGGCACTCCTTACCAAGAGTTTGCCAGATATGCGTATGGATCAATTCCATCAGCAAAGTATATTGACGTTAAAGACATTTCAATCATCAACTTTAACGTCATTGACCGATCAGCCACTGTAATATTACAGTCTTCTTCTGACGGAATGATTTGGCAAAATCTGACTTCGTTCACTATTAGCACTGAATATCAAACTAGCAAAAGATTTAGCCTGGAGAAGGAAGAAATTCCTGCAACTTTCCAGTATCGGCTAGTTACCAATCTGCTTAGTGTCGCGGGATTTAACCTTCAGATTCAATTAAACGAGTTTGTTTTACGGCTTGAAGACGGCCCTGTGGGTAACGTTAAGACCTTTGATTTCAGTTATAAGAATGATGAGCATTACCTAGGCGTATTAACGGCAGGCAATCTTCGGTTTTATAGAGCGCCTCATGCAAACAACCCTGAAACTTCATGGGTTACTGACATGATTGTTCCTTACCAAGATTCTGATATTAAAACTGTTCGTGACGCGCAAACTGAAAATGTTATGCTCATGTTTCACGAAGATCGAACTCCCATAAGAATTATTCTTGATGCCAATGGTGAGTTTACGTCAGGCCCAGTTCCTTTTAGCAATGTTCCTCAATATGATTACAATGATGAAAACAGCCCTACTCCTGTAAGCGCAATTCAAACTTTAACCTTCCCGTCCAATATTGTAAATGGAACCAAATATCAAATAGATATTGAGGGCGTATTAAGCAAAAACATTACTTACGCTGGAGACAATGGTGTTGGAGGATTGGAGGCCGAGTCAACTGCATTTAACATGCAAAAAAACTTGCAGGAAATGCCCATATTTGGCGACACTGGAATTTCTGTAGTTCGTACTGGCGCTCGTGAATTTACAATTACTATCAGCAATGAATCTGCTAAACCGTTAAGATTGTTTTCTGGGTTTCCAACATCTGGTGCAAACATTGGCGATTTTATCTTTACTCGAACATCTGTAGGCTCATCAAGAAAAGAAGACGTTTGGAGCACTACTAGAGGGTTTCCTTTGATGGGGGCTTTTAGCCAGGGAAGGTTGTGGCTTGGCGGCAGTAGATCTAAGCGACAAAGTTTGTTTGCATCTAAATCAGGTGATTTATTCAATTTCTTTTCGGAAGAAGGCAATGATGATGATGGTATTTTTATTACCATTAATTCCAGAAACTTAACGGAAATAACTGACGTAAACCCCGATAGAGGGCTGCAAGTATTTTGTGCAGGGGGAGAATTTATTGTAAACGGCAATACGCCAACTACAATAGAAATTAAGTCTGAAACCCAGCTTGGATCTTTTGGTTTAGAAACCAAAGCGCTAGACGGTTCTACTTTATTTATAAACAGCAATGGAAATACTTTGAGACAGTATCTTTATAATTTTAATGAAGATGCTTATACGAGCAATGATATATCGGTGCTTTCATCTCACTTGATTAATAAGCCAAAGGACATGTCGATTTTAGACGGAACATCTGCCGAAGATGCTGCTTGGGTTTTCCTGATTAACCAGGATGGAACTGCTGCTGTATTAAACA